GTGTCGCCAAGAAAAAGGTGGACGTGTTGGAAGTCACCTATGCCGACAACAGTGACCCAGCAAAGCGTTTTCCGATGGTAGCGCGTATGTTGTCCATCCTGACCACTTCGGCCAGTGATGGCGGTGGTTTTCAATCCGTCAAAGTGGTGCGCGTGTGAAGATCAAGCCTTGGCTATCGGTTGACACCCAAATGTCAGAAATCGGGCAGCATCAATGGGCTGTGGCGCGGCTTATTCAACTGAGCCGTGACCTGCCTGTTTTTGATGCCCCGCTTGACTGCCTGAGTGTCTGGAAAAAATACGACTTGACCATGCGCGAATTGGTGATGCACTGCAAAGCCATTGAAGATGCTGACTTGTCTTACCCGATCATCCTTGACGAAGACGGGGAAATCATGGACGGGCGTCACCGCATCATGAAGGCGATGTTGCTGGGCCTGAAAACAATCAAGGCCGTTCGGTTTGATGAGAACCCAAGACCCTGCAAAGTGAGTGACGCGTGACCGAAGCCGACCAGGACGCAATAGACGCAGCCGCCATGCTTGCCGAGTTCGGCGAGGCGGTGGTGGTGACTTTCCCCGGCTCACCGAGCTTCGACCCGGTGACTGGTGCGCCTGTGCCTGGTTCGGGCGGTGCGCAATACACCGCAAAAGGATACCCCGGTCAATACGGGGCCAACGAAGTTGACGACAGCCTCATCAAGTCCGGTGACATTCGCCTGATTCTGGAGCGCATCGCCCAACGACCCGAGGCAAGCTGTACGGCATTGATCGACGGCGTGACGTACCGAGTGATGACCGTGCGACCTGTGCGGAAAGCGGGCCAGGACGTTATTTACATCTGCCAACTGAGGCGAAACTGATGGCACCCATTGACAAAATCGCGGCGGCGCTGGCAACAAGGCTCAACACCCTGGGCCTGCCTACACATTGGGAAAATGGCCCGTCATTCACCCCGCCTGCCACGGGCGCTTATCTCAAAGAATCATTCATGCCGGGCGAGGCGCTGCCCTTTGGCGTGTTTCAGGCCGACATCCTTGGCGGCATTTACCAAGTCACCGTGATGGCGCGTAAAGGCTCGACCAAGGGCGGGTCAATCGCTGAGGTCAGTGCTGTGCTCAATGCTTTCCCGCGCGGCCTGCGACTGGATTATCTCGGGCAAAGAGTCACCATTTTGACAACGTGGCGAAGTGGTGGTTTTGAATCCGGCGACCGCTGGGCTGTGCCTGTCTCGATTCGGTTTAGGGGCGTGGCATGACTTTTGCATTGGACATTTCCAAGCTGGTCAAAAAATACAACGGCAACGTGGACAAGGCCGTTAGAACCACTGGTTTTGAGCTTGTCCGGCGCGTGGTCAACAACACCCCCGTGGACACCGGGCTGCTGCGCGGAAACTGGCAGGCAACGGTTGACGCGCCTGCAACGGGCACGATTGAGCGCGAAGACAAATCAGGCCAAGCCACGATCCAAGCGGCCATGCCTGCCATTAAGCAAATGACCGGGCGCGTGTTTTGGCTGTCCAACAATTTGCCCTACGCATACCGCATCGAGTACGAGGGCCATTCGAGCATCAAAGCCCCCGCCGGGATGGTGCGCGTATCAATCGCTGAACTGCAAGATAGTTTGGCCCTATCGCAAATCAAAGGCCGATAGTAAAATTAAATCCGCCCAATTCCGGGCAATCTTTTTGCAAAGAGGTTTTTTATGTCTGTGAATGATGTTTATTCGATGGTGGGCTCGAAACTTTATGTTTCGGCCACACTACCAACAACCCCCAACGCGGCGGGCTATGCGGCCCTGACTTGGACCGAGGTCGGAATCCTTGAGAGCATGGACACCATCCAAGTCGAGCAAGCGCTCAACTCAATGGTCCAACTCAGCACGGGCATGCCGATCAACCGCCCCGGCGCATACACCCTGCCAACTTTGCAGTTGGTGATGGGTGCAACGGGCAGCGACCCCGGTGAGTTGGCTATCAAGGCCAAGTTTGAAGAGGCCGTGACCTCGCGCAAGCTGATGGCCGTCAAGGAAGTGTTCCCCAATGGCGACATCGTTTACATGCAAGTGACCGTGCACGGCTACGGCAATGTGAACGGCGATTCGGGCGCGATTGCCAAGACGCAGGCAACGCTGACGCTTGATTCCCACTTGCCGATTTACGTCACCGTCTAATCTCCATTGATGCGCCTAGGGTAGCCCCCGAACGCCGACCTAACCCACCGGCTGGCGCATCACCTTTCCGGGTTGTAACTTTGAGGGACAAAGCATGTCTATTTTTCAACTGAAAACCGTTGCCGCTGATGATGGCGTTCCAATGACCGTTCGACACCTTGAGACCGGCCTGCCAATGGATGGCCAAACGATTACCCTGCTGGGTACTGATTCGCGCATCTACCGTGAACACATTGCGAAGCGAGAAAACTCCATAGCGCAGCAAGCATGGGGCTCGCATGGCAAAATGCCTAAAGGCTTTTTGGATAGCATGAAGCAGCGGGCGCTGGATGACTTGGTGGTGTTAACCGTTGGGTGGACACTTGACGGTATCGACGGTAAGCCCGTCGAGTTCAGCAAAGAAGCCGCACGAGAACTTTACGCGGACGCAAACATGTCATGGCTTCGTGAGCAGGCGGAGGAATTCGTTAAAGAGCGCGCAAATTTTTTGCTGAAATAAGCGCGGCGCTTGATCTTTACGTCAGGCATGCATCGTTTTTGCACGCGGTGCCTGAAAAGGCCAAGCAGTCACGCTTAGAGAAAAACCCACAAAGCAGATTCCCGCCCCTTGACTGGGGCGGGCACTTGATCGGATGGCTTTTTGAGGCTGGCCCCGTGCTTTCGACTGGCATGGGGCTGGCCCCATTGTGCGACCGTGACGTGGTGGCGTGGCAGGAAAACCAGGGCTTGCTTTTGACGGGCTGGGAGTGCAGTACCTTGATTCGACTGTCCCGCATTTACGCGAGCGGCCTGAGCCAATACACAGACCCGAAAAGCGCACCGCCGTGGGCACCACCTGCCGACCCCGAAGCGATGAAAAAAGCAACGGCAAGCCGTCAGGAAATGATGAAGCGATTGGCGTCCAGGTAGGCTACCACTTTTTAACCGCACCCGATAAAATCAAGCCATGGACATCGCCACGCTCAAAATCTCAATAGACACCCGCGAGGCATTGACCGCCCGGCGTGTGCTTATAAGCATCGAAGACCAAGCGGGCAAGACCGAGAAAGCCACCATAAGGATGGCGAAGCAAAGCAACCAGGCGCTCGGCGATATGTCGGGCTTTATCGGGCGCGTTGCTGGCGCTTTGGCCGCTGCAAACTTAGCGCAGCAATTTATCAACGTGGCCGATTCGGTGACGGTGCTGAATAATCAATTGAAGCTGGCCATGGGCACCGCTCAGGCGGCTGGGCAAGCCTACAAAGATCTCTACATCATCGCCCAGCAATCGCGGGTTTCGTTCACCAGTTTGGGCGGCACGTTTGCGCAAATCCGCAGGGCAACCGAGGATACGGGACTGAGCTATGGCCGCTTGCTGACAGTGACCGAGGCCATTGGTAACGCCATGGCGGTGTCAGGTGGAGCTGCACACAGTATGAACGCGGCGCTGATCCAGTTACAACAGGGCTTGGCATCTGGCACATTGCGCGGCGAAGAATTGAACAGCGTCATGGAGCAGACACCACGACTGGCCCAAGCCATTGCAGACGGTTTGGGCATCACCCGTGGACAGCTTCGCGCAATGGGTCAAGACGGAAAACTCACAAGCGATGCCGTCATTCGCGCGCTGGAATCGCAAGCTGGCGTACTCAAGGGCGAGGTGGCCAACTCCACACTGACAGCCGGACAGGCTTACATCGTTATGGCAAACGCCACGACAAAGATGATCGGGCAATTTGACCAATTGACGGGCGCAAGTGCTGGCGTCGCTTCGGCTATGAAGTCGGTCGGTTCGGCCATGGATGGGCTGGGCGTTTTCATTGAAAACAACAAGGAGGGAATTTTGGCGATTACGGGCGCACTGGCTGGCGCGGCGGTAATCGCTGGCATCGCCAAAATGGCGGGCGCTATCGGCCTTGTGACTGCGGCGTTTACGGCGCTGACTGCGGTTATTGCGGCCAACCCCGTGGGCCTTGTCTTGCTTGGCATTGGTGCAGTTGGTGGGGCTATTGCTGGCATGAATGCGTACAACAACGCCTTCGCAAAGACCCGCGAGGGCATGGTTGAGACAATCAAGCGATTGGAAGAAACCAACAAGTCAGTCGAGAAAAGCATTTATGGGCCACCAAAAGCGGCGGCGATGCAGCACGTAGAGGCGCGCCGGAAACAAATCGAAGGCTTGCGCAAAGAGATCGAAAAGCTGGACGCAGCGGCAATGAAGGCGGGCGGCGGGTCTGGCTCAATTGGCAGCGGCGACACCGCATTGATGCGCGAGCAGGGCAAGGCTTATGCGGCCATGGCCGGGGAGCGTCAGAAATTCATTGACGGCGCAATGACGGCCACTCAAAAAATGAATGCCGAGCTTGAAAAGGCCCGCAAGGCATTTGGCGGCATGGTCCCTCAAAACGTGGAAGAGGCCATCAGGGGAAAATATGCGGGGGCAATTGAAAAGGCCACAGACGAAACAAGAAAGCTGATCGATGCCGGTATTGAACTTCAAAAATCGCTCACTGCAAAAGATTCCGGGCTTTCGCCGGAATTTGCAAAGCAGTTGGAATCGCTTGATGCGGCATACAAGTCCGGGAAATTAAGCACTGACCAACTGCTGGAATCTCAGCGCCTATTGCTTGAGCAACAGCCATTTATGATTGACGCGGCAAAACGTGAGGCCGATGCTATCAAGGAAGCGGCAAAGGCCCAAGAGGCCATGACCAAGCTGCACGAAGACAGCCTAGAAGCTCAAATCAGGCGCGTTGAGTCACTGCAACTGGAAGAGGCGGCGGTAAAAATGGCGCGTGAGTTGAATGTCTCACTTGCCCAAGCGGTCGAGA